TTTGGCGAGAAGGAGTTCGGGTCCAGCACGGTTGGAGTGCTGAGTAGTGGGATGTAAGGTGCGTAGAAGTAACCCGCATCCAACACTGAACTTCCCTTGAAGCCAAGCAGGACCTTGCAGTTCGGGAACAGCGGGTCCTTGTAAAGAGTCATCTTGCCTTGAATGGTACCGGCCTTGGAAATACCAATGTCCATTCCGTCCATCGTAAGGGCGTCCGAACCACGGAAGTCGTTCAGCTGCTCATACTTGGAAGCAATATCAGCACTGGTCACAATCCAGTTAGCTGGACCACGCAGGGTTGTGCGGTGAATGATATTGGCTACTTCCAATGTTTTGTAAAGTAGCGCAATGTTGCGGTCCGTGAAGTTCACGGCAGCACCGGCACCAGTTGCGAAGTTGTGTGACGCACGAACGGCAGCGGAGATGATTAGATCGTTGATGATTTCACGATCGATTTCCGCAACCATTTCGTCAGCCATCAAGTCGCTCAAGGTCTGTTCAGCATCAATGTTGTGAACGGCCTTAAGGTCCTGTGCAGCTTCCAGCGACCAAGTGGTTTTCAGCTTACGAGTCGTTGCTGAAACCGTGTCACTGTCGATGCTCAGGGTCAGTTCTGGCTGAAACGGGTTATCTTCCAGGTCGTACTCGTAGTCTGCTCTCGCGATTAGACCAGTAGCATCGCCTGCTGAAAGAACAACCGTTGCAAGACCTGTCGTGTTGCTAAAGCTTGATGCGCCAGTATCGACTGTAAGTGCCGCAGCCGCTGTTGCATCTGACTTAAGAACGTTGTCAACGGTACCATCTGAACCGAAGGTAACGGTAACAAGCGCAACTGGATCGTTGCAATCATCAACATCACTTTCGAAGATGTTGACAACAACAGTACCAGCAAGGATCGGACGATGAAGCAGGGTGCCAGTAATACTTGCACCACCACCAGCAATCGTTAGATCTTCACCGCGTACTTGCTGTGAGGAGTAGTACGGATCAAGTGCCCAACCATTCTGGCGTGAGAACGCCTGACTGGTGTTTTGGCGCATGATCTGCGTGCCTGCAAGCGTTTGACCCTTCGAAATCGCATAGCGATATCTTAGATAGAAAATCAACGCTGCTGGTTGATTCATTGGCTGAACACCAACAAGGCTGTCGGCAATCAGCTTAGCATAGCTCTTTCTGATTAGAGGAAGAGCAAAGCGCGTAAAGTCAGCTACGTCAGCGGTTGTCGTCGCATCTTCTGTAAGCATGCGTGAGCCACCCTTCGGGGCTACCATGCTGTTGTACTGATTTTCAAGAATTTGGGACATAAGACCAATCTTGGAACGACTGGCCTTGATCTCACCCATCTTCTTGAGAACCGGCGACCACTTTGCTGCTAGCTGATTACGCTTGGCTTCAAGCATTAGGTAATCGGCTTTCATTTATTTTTCCTTGTTTAGTAAAAACTTCTATTCGTCCATCGATTTAGCAATGTCTTCAATCGATAGCGTTGCTTGTTGTTTTGCCTCAGTAACAATCTTTGAAGGAGCACGCTTCACTTTGTCTAAAGCTGGCTTCTTCGCTGTCTTTTTATCGGTTGACTCTATAACAACCTTGCCCTTTGAATCCTTGGACTCATCCTTGGATTCAACAACCTGACCCTTCTTGGCTTCTTCAAGTTGCTGTTCGTAAAGTCTAACTTTACGAATCGACTTAGCTGCAATGTCGTTAGTCTTAGCCAACTTCGATTCAAGATCACGATTACCCTGAGTCAATTCTTTCAGTCTGCTTTCAAGCAACGAATAGCGCCTCTTCGCGGCCTTGAGTTGTCCATTCGCGTCATCAACCGTTTTGATATCAAGCCCTTCAAGTATTGTTGCAACTTGACGAAGCTTGTTGGCTGACTCGGACTCCTCCATTGCCAACTGTTTGGATCTTGACTTAGCTACGCGATCAGAAACGCTCTGCAAGTAGGTTTCAACCTTCTTAGCAAGGCGTGCCTTTTCTTCTGAAACTGCCTTCACACAGACACCTTTCATTTCTTTAACTTTGGTGTCATAATTTTCTTTAATCGCCTTCTTCTCATCAGCAACATGCTCATCAATGAGAGTGAGGAATTGCTGTGCAAATTCGTCACTACCACTAAGTTTGGTGAGGGCGTCCTTAATCTTTTTCATCTCATGCTCCCTTGACGTACTTATTTTTGCTTAAAAGTACACAGCGTAAATAATAAGTTTATTTACGAAGGTAATCAGTTAGTGCACGAAGAGCATTATGCTCAATGTGCTTACGAGTACTGGCTTCACGAACATTATTTCTAGCCCTGATTCTAGATTCCATCACTGAGAGATCAGTGCCAGAAACAGAAGGTTCAGCAACGGCATCAAATGTAATGAGATTGTAGCCATCTAACACCTTAAAGTACTGCTTACCTTCCATAGTAACAGATTCCATGTCACCAACACCGCGAGAACTTACACCAACTGTTACACCCTGCATCAACAGTCCTTTTAACTGTTGACCGTAGGTGGTGAATTCAAGAATTTCAGCCTCGCCTAACACCCGATTGTTATCAACCCACAGCTTTGTTATCAGATGTGAAACTCTATCTAAATGCAGTTTGGCATCGGAAGGATGGTCAAATTCACCAAGAACTCTTCTTGCGTTTAGATCGTTTTGCAATGATGCAACTGCATGCTCCAACACATTCTTAGGATAAATCCTCGAATTAGCGTTTGGAGTCTCTGCTTCTTGGAAAACGCCGGTAACTCTCATCACCGACATCTGTTTCTTCTTGCCGTTTTGAATACTTTCACTAATCACATTTTGAATATCCAAAACCTCAAGAGGTCTGGAATCCACAATGCAGGGATGGCTCTCGGCTATGATTAACTTTTTGTCCATTATTTGCCCCACTTATACTTGCCCATACCCTTACTCTTCTCGCCTTTTACTCCACTATCGGAGACTGAAGGCTTCTTACTGGCAGGGGCATTTGGAGCGCCCTTTGATCCACTTTCGCTATCTTGCTTAGCAGATTGAGCCTTGTTCTTCTTCTTGCCGTCGCCCCACGAGTCCGCTGGCTTTTTCGAGGTATAGCTTGCATTTTTCGGATCAACGAACTCTTCGTCTAAATCCTCTTCGCAATCACTCTCTTCATCCAACTCTTCGGTTTCTTCTTGCTCTTCAACTTCTTCCGATTCAATAACAAATTGGCTTATTGTGCCAATCACCCCACAGTTCCCACACTTGCCTTCAGATTCCTTGATCGTGATATCCGAACTATCGCAGATCGGACACTTCGATTCCGTTTTGGTACCAGATGACTGAATTCCCTTACCATCTTGGTCCATCTCGGTATCATGTGAATCACCAGAGCTAGGTGAAGCACTTGATTTCGCGTCAGTTTTGCTGACCGACTTTTTCTGAACGCCACCACTTCCCTGTAAATCGTCCATTCTTTCATCACCACCAATTTTACCTTCGGCCCCGCCTAAATCATTCGAGGTCTTGGTGGTCATACCTTGAGTGTGCGTTTCATCTAGTTGGTCATCTTTTGATTCGGCTTCACCCTTTTCGTCATCATCGCTATCTTCGTCTTTCTTGCCTGCCTTTTCATCCATCTTCTTTTTGATGAAATCAGGAAGTTCGCCCTCGTCTAAATCCTCTTCTTCAGTCAAGGCATTAGACATATCGCGAATCATGGCAGTGTCAAAAACTTCTTTGGCAGAATGCTCATCAGCAAGTATGGACGTTAACCACTTCTTTCCTTCTGTAACGAAGCTGCTATCAGATCCAAGCTTGAAATCGAATTTTCCGGCACCATCACCGATACTGACCTTGCTTCCACCCGGACCCTGAATGTAGAAACTACCATTTTCGGCTAAGAAGCCCTTATATCCAAAATTTTCCACAACCGATTCTTTAACAGGATTGATTGACGATCTTCCATATCCAGATCTCTTGCCCTGACCATGACGCTTTGTTCCATGCTTGTATTGATCTTCATCTAGATCGTCGTCATCGTCGTCATCATCGTCGCTGGAGTCGTCGCTGGAGTCGTCTGAATCGTCGTCTCCATCGTCATCGTCGTCCCCACCAAAGTCTGGGGGGCCATCGGAATCGTCTGCGTCGTCGCCTTCAGCGTCGTCGTCGCCTTCGGCATCATCTCCGCCAAATGGAATTGCATCTCCACCAGCGTCATCTTCTGTATCTTCTATGCCTTCAAGATCGTCTTCACCTTCAATGCCATCATCGACGATATCTTCAACACCAGCATCGGCTTCTTCATCACCCATTTCACCAGTGTAATCAGCAGCGATATCCATGTCATCGCCAGTGGCAACGGCGTAGCCATCATCCATTGCGCCTACTTCAGGCTCAGCACCCGGCATTGAAGCGCCTAATTCACCACCAGAGGCAAAAGCTTGAACTTCAGCTTGCAGTTCTTCATAGTTACTTCTTAGGATAGCACCCTTTTCAGCAATTTTTTCTGCTGAAGCTATGGCGGCTTCGATTTGGCCCATTCCGCCGTCAATGCCCTCTTCGGCAAGGAACTTATCCCAGTTTTCTGTCACAAACTTATAATGCTTTTCGAGAGCGGCCTTGATCTGTTTTCCAGATTTGGCTACTCTTGCCTCTCTCATGAGCTTGGCGCTCTCAGTGATAGGCTTGGCGTTCTTTTTCTTACTTTCAAGTTCAATTTCTTCATCGCCACCTTCGTCGTCAATGTCGATGTCTTCCTCATCACCGAAATCATCACCGCCGAGGTCACCGCCTTCATCACCGCCTTCATCACCGAAATCATCAGCGAATTCGTCATCATCACCACCGATGTCAAAGTCAAGGTCATCTTCATCACCAAGATCTTCAGCACCTTCGCCTTCAATAGCACCCTCTGGCGCAACCAGCTCATCCTCGTTTTCGCCACCGGGGATTTCATCAAAGCTGGAAAGATCATCTGCTCTTGTGAGCAACTCGTGACTAACACCAGCCATAAGTGACTCAACTTCATCACGCAGGGCATCGTCAGCAGTGTCAAGCTCTTGTAGTCGGACCTGATAATCTCTTACTTGATCCAAGAATTCTGAATCGGCAGAGTCACCATTATTATCAAGAATCTTCTCAGCGAACTTAAGCGACATCATGTACATGTCGTTATCCGCTCTTTCATTAAGGATTTTATTTAAGAATCCCTGATAATCCTTTTCGAAACTGGTTGATTCCTTTAGTGTCATCACTTCATGTGAAAACGCTGGATCGCCAGTTTTATCTGCGGTCTTTTCCCACGCTTCTAGGATATCGCTTCTATTCGCTTTAACGTTAGTCTTAAACAGAAGCTTTGCAACGTGATCAGCAACAATTCCGTTCATGCAGTTAATGGACGCAAGCGTATTGTCAACCAACTGCGCTGTTTCTTCTTCATTTAGAAGGCAGAATTCTTGATACTCTTCAAGGAAAACCTTAGACTTTTTAACAGCTTCGTTTAGCTTTCCTTTTGAAACCAAGCTAGAAACATTCTGCACGAATCTTTGGAATGACGGATCACGCCAAGCATTCGACGCGACATTTTTCATATCGCGTGCAACGACTCTACGACGAGTATATTCGTTAACTGGCCACTGAACAGTCTTATCATCTTCTGCAATCATCGCAGTGACGATATTGCCATCTGTGCCGATTTCATGAGTTTCGGAAATAAGATCCGAAATTCTCATAATCAGCTTGGACATTTTGTTTTCTGGCAATACTTCGTTATCAACACGAATTCTGTGGACATTGCCATCCTTCGTGCGAACGATTCCGCTTTCTGGAATAACTTGCGGTCTAAATCTGCTAGATTCAATCTTATCAAAGACTCTACCGGCTCTGTTGAAATTGTCATCAGAAACAGCTTCAACCAAGTCCTTACAGAACGATGAAAAATCATCACTCTTAGCAGATTCAGTTACTACGACGCGCTTGGCATCTTTAATAGCATAACGGTTTCCCTTATGCTTAGTAACTGTCGCTTCGTAATATGTGTTAGTTCCGACGTTTTCATAAATAAGAGTATTCTTATTTATAGAAACAAGTCTTAAATTTTTATTTTCTTTTTGCCCCAATCTCTTAAGCTGATTTTCAAACAGCCTGTGCTTGGAAGCGACACCATCGTTAATCTTGCCCAGAAGATCGCGGGCGTCATACACAACGGACGCCTGAGATGTCTTCTGATTGGCATTGTTCTTCTTCATTAGGATGTCTCCGTGACTACAATTTTCTTACTTTTGATAAAACAGTAACTATTGTAATATGTTAATTTCCAGTTGCTTCACGCACATCATTATTCGTAATTTCTTGATCTTCGGTAACAGGATTCTGTTCCTCAGATTTCGTTTTCTTACCTAACATCTCAAGTAAAATTTCTTTTGCTTCATCCTTTGCTTCATCTGCTTCATCTTCTGAAACATAAGAAACAATCTCTACATTGTTATCTTTGCCGGATAACCCATCTAATTCGCCATTGTTGAGCAATGAATGTGTTGGATCTCTATATTTATCCCAAGGTCTATAATTTTCCATTAGATTAATTATATCTAACAAATCTTCTTTCTTACTAAGCGCCATATTTTTGATTAATTCTGGTGTAATATTTTCTTCTTCAATACCTAAAGTATCAACAATTTCATTAATCATACGCCTTTTATCGATTGAAGTATATGATTTGTGAGTTTCTATTATTGTGCGAAGTTTCTTCTTTTTAGTTTCAAGTTTGGGTTCTTCGGCTTCGTCGCCACCCTCTCCACCCAAATCCAACTCTTTATCCCCGCCTTCAAGACCGCCGCCAAGATCACCGCCGCCGCCACCAGCGAATCCCGGTAATGACAAACCACCGCCTCCTCCACCGCCACCGCCGCCACCTAATCCGCCTTCTTCTTCATCACCTTCGTCTGAGGCCATTTCACGGCGTTGTATTTCCAACAGTTCAATTTCATCAGCAGTCATATCAGTGAAGCGAGATAATATCCATTCCGGTGTGAAATATCCAGTATCTTTCAATTGTACTATCACATCGGCTCTGCTTTTCCAAGTCTCAATGCGATATAATTCATCAATAGCAGAGCTTGATGTCATAGCAATATCAAAACTCTTCATCTGCTCAGTAGTATAGCCTTTTAATGCCAAATGTACTAATGCTACTTTCTTTAATCCAATACCAACTTCGCGCTGGATATGTTGAACAGCTTTTGCAAATTCAGGTGCAACTTGAGATAGCGATTGTCTAGAATCTTCTGATTGATCGCCAATACCAACTCTAGCGAATGGTACTTTTAATGCTGATATCATTTTCTTTTTGAAGTATTCAATGTCAGCAATTTGATCCAAATTCTCAGCACCCGGAAGGGTGTCTACTTTTGGACCACTACCATCTGGCCTAACTGGCAACCAAAAATCATCTTCTTGCAGATGTGGCGACCATCTTTCGTTCATATCGCCACTGGCCGGATCGAAAATTTTCTTGCGCTTAAACTGACGTGATACCATTTCCATATAATTTGGTATTTCACGAGTTGGAATATTACCAATAGGAATGGTAAATACTCGCTTTTCTGGTGCTCTCGTCAAGCGATAGATAATCGCTGCATCTTCCATCAATCTCAGTTGTTTAAATGCCTTTCTAGCTCCATCCAGTATCGAACGTCCATAAGGGTGGTATATGTTCTCATAACTTGTCAACCTCATATGCATTACTTGCCAAGGATGAAAAAACACTGGGCTCGATGTCATTTCATCTTGGAAAAAGAAACCAACTAAGTCATTTTGTCTTGTCTCAATTCTAGTGAAATTGTAAATATTAAGATGCTTTAATGCTTGAACGCTATCTCTATTTTCTGATGTTAATATCTCAAACGCCATGTCACCATATTTAACTAGATATCTTACCATAGACCTTAAATGCATATCGATAGTAAGAATATCATAAAACAAATGTTCTAATTCTTCCTTAACTTCTTTATGCTTGGAACGAATGAATATTACGTGCTTGCGCTCTGGATCAGTAAGCGATGCTTCATCAGCATAAAGATCAAGTGCTAACGAAATTTCACCAATTTCGTCCATTTGGTCGAAATCTTTATACCTCTCTAGCCTGTTAATTTGAAGATTGGTTTGTTCTAGTAATGAATAGCTATTCGACTGATTTACAACATCACCAGTCGATGTGATTCGTGTTAAATCTGTTTGATTAGATAATAAATTTTCATGGCCATAAATCCTACCACGTTTTAGGTATGCTCTTAGTCTATCCCAAAATTGGTAGCTCATGCCACTCTCTTATTGATACCTAGATATATATTTGTGATTATCTATTCTTCTTATTAGATACTATTTTTTGGGATGAAAACCCAAGATTTTCTTGCTTCTTACTCTTAGCCACCGATTCTGGCTTTGTTAAAGTAATCTGTTTAACAATTTTCTTAGACGCTGGCTTTTTATTTACATCTTCCCTAAGTCTAAGCCTTTGGTCGTCTACTGATTCACCTTTCTTCCTATTAAACCCACCAATCTGCGATGCAAATTTAGTCAGTTCATCCTTATAAACAATTTTCATATCTGTTTCGTCTTCAAATCCCAACCCACTAAAAGGCATCATGGCCATTGCGTTGCCAAATCTAGCATGGGCTTCACCAATATCAGTAGGTACGTCACCGTAACTTTGCGAACCAGCCCTAAATGGCGCTAACGCATCACCACTAAAAGCATGTATATCGCCAAGAGCGAAAAATGCTAATGCGGTAGCAAGAACGCAATCATCACTATTGCCGGGTCCCGGTTCATTTCCAGTTTTACCATTACCAAAATTAACATAAATAGTAAGTTGCTTATATAATCTAGACGAATGGATTACGAATCCATCCACGCCAAGATTCTCCCGTAGTGCTCCATTAAGTTTTGGCTTTGAACCAGTGGAAATGGCCAATCCTACTTGGCCCTTATCTTTTGGTTTCTTTTTAGATCTCCACAAACTGGGGTAACAGATTTCATTTTCTAAATCTTTAGCCAATGTTTCACCAATACCAGTCTTATCAACAGCGACCAACGCTGTGTTATACCATCTACCAAGATAATCAATCATATACTTAAGCTCGGCAACATTAACTCTAATATTCAATTCTGCTACTTGTTCTTGTGTATCAATATCAAATATTTCAATGGCTGAATAATCTTTATTGTCACCACCAGACACGTCAACACCCATCACGTAACTGTGACCCTTTGTTCTATCCGTATGATGGACTGGTTTTTCCCAAATCCACAAATGTTTATCAAAGTCGATATACCGACTTTCACCAGTCGTTGGATCTTCATAATCTACCGTACTTAACGTGTACTTCGATTTCTTTACTTCTTCTTGATTTTCACCAATATATCTCAATACTGATGGATCAACAACAGTATTGCCAGACCCAAGAAATTCGGCCAGCACTTCCTGCTTAAATAGATGGCCCTCGCCTCTTCTTTGAAGAGCCTTATATTGTTCTTCTAGCCAAGGCGACCACCAAGGACCATATCTGTCTTTTTCTTCCTCCGATTTTGTTCGTCGTATGTCTTTTCTTGGACTAATTTGGACTATTTCACCAGTATCACTTTCATATTCAATAGTCCAGTTCATATCCCACCAATTAATTTGGATAGGATTAAAAACAGACTCTTCGGCAACAGCGTCCATCCACGTTGCCCAATACCAGTTACCAACACCTTTACACGTTGAAATGACAATACAAGAACCACCGTGCATGAGAGTGTTGTGTGAAATGAACCCATTAGCTATGTATGTGCTAGTTTCTGGCACAGAAATATCACCAGTATGAACTGTTACTTGCTTAATATCTTCAATCATATCTATGTAAATATTATTCGATACCAAAAATCCTAGTTTAGTTTCTTCTAAATCATGCTTATCGCACAATTCAACAGCAGTTTCATATGGGATTGATCCATTTTTAATATAGTACGTTAATCTATTATATTCAAGAGTTCTTGATTTATAGTACGACCGTGCCTTTTTAGCAAATTCACGTACTACATTGTGTTTAATCGGTTTTGAATTAGTCGATTTAACATTATTAAGTAGATCATTTTTCCGATCAGACAAAAACCCAACTTCATTTCTAAATCTCAACAAATTAGCGGAGTCTGCTATAAACAACTCATAATAAATATCTTTACTAAATCTATTATCAGACTGTCGCACGTGCGTGTTTGTTATTATGCCAAGCGATAACAATGCTGTTCTAACTTCATCAACCAGTTTACTAGATGAAGTAGAAAACCCGACCTTTTTGTATTCGCTATTTGCACAATACCCATCTGCTTCAAATAATCCACGTAAGAATGCTGCAATCACTAACCTGCCAGAACGTAATATTAGCTTAGGAATTGAAGCATTTCTTGAATTATCTTTCGATAATAGCCCAATTTCATTTAAATGATCAACGAATTTGGCATTATTAAGTCTTACATCAATTGTCCCATTGCCTTTTTGCTCATAAGCATTTACATCTATACTTTTTAATTTCTCTATTAATTTTATTCTAAGATCAACATCTTTTGGGTCGGTGCTTAAAATGAGCCTCTTTGGTCTTGACTTATACGCAGTACCATCACCTATATAATATCCAATTATCTCAGCCAAATTTTCATCTATAACATCATTACTACCACTACACGTATCCATTTTCATACATATAGCATCACCAAATTTCATATCCTTCATATATCGCCACGTATATTCTCCATTTTGATCAATAACTCTTAATCTGTGATCTGATGTTGCCGATATTTCATATCCCAAGTAAGTTCGAATATGTATTGCTTCTGATAATCCATTATACCACGAAGCATTTGAATTTTCAAAGCCAATATCAGTACAAACATTCAAATCACCCTTGGTGAAATTTTTAATTCTTGATTTATCAACAATATCACCAATATCTATTAAGCCATCGCTAGTTGACAATAACGTTCCAAAAGAGACACATTGTTGCCCTCCAGCCCACATGTCTTCCATATGCTGCATGAATGCAGCTTCATCGATAATCACCAATTTAGCCGATGATGATCTTAAGGTTTCTGGGTTGGAAGTATGAGACTTAATTGTGCTTTTAGATCTAAAAGAAATTTCGTGTGCATTATATGTGCAAGTTTCATCATGAAATATGTCTTTCAAAAACTGCGGTAGTCTATCAAAAACACCCTTAACGTTCTTTTTCAAGAACTCTTTCGCATCTTCATCTGTCTTTGATACAACCAATATTTTCTTATTCGTGCTGAACATAGCGGTCCATAACGCATATGCCCCAGTCAATGTTGATATACCACATTGACGACACTTTTTAAATATGTTAAAGCGATTTTCTCTGTAGTCTCTTAAAACATCTAGTTGGTATGAAAATAATTTAAATGGCATAACTCCTGCAGTTGGGTGCTCAACAGTGCAGAAGTTTTCAATAAAGAACTCGGGAGATTCTTTACACTTCTCCAGTATTTTGACTACTGTTGGATTCATTCAAGCTACTTCTTCTTTTTCTTATTTAGTATATCATGTAATGCTTGTTCTGGTATAAGAACATTGCTATCTTTAATGCTAATATTGCTCTTACGGGAATTTTTTAGTTTAACAAGTAGTTCAGCCGCTCTTACTTTGGTGTTAAGTGCAGTTGCCTTTGTTTGAATAGCAGAAATATAGCCTTCAACAACAATATCTCTTCTAGCAACGTTATCCTCAAATTCTTGCCTTAAGCCATTTATAGCATGCTGAGCTTCTTCTCTGTCCAAATTGCAATCATTAATAATATCAGTAAATGTGGTAAAGATTTTCTCAGTTAATTTTTCATCTAATTCATCGAGCTGTACTTCTTCATTGGCAGCTTCAAACGCATCTACTGGATTGTCTCCAACTCTGCGAACATCAGCTACTATTTCTCTATCGCTCTCTATATTACCAGACACATCAATAATTTCAGTATCCAGAACCTCACTACGTGTTGTCTCGTCGTGCTTTAACTTCTTACTATTTGGCTTTTCTATTTTCGGTTCTACTATTTCCTTTGGTTGTGGCACTTGTTTTGGCTTATCAGAAACTCTATCTAGCAAATCGGCCAGTTCGTCTGGTATGTCTATATTGATTTCGTCGTCACTACTCATCCGATTTTTCTTCTTTTTTCTTACGTTGATTTGTCTGACTTCTGCTTACATTGATAGAATTTTTAAAATTCTTAGGCTTCTTGGAAGAACTTTTATTGTTCTTTGTTTTTCTATAACTCAGCCTAGTTTTCTTGGCAACTTTTTCTGCTTTATTTCCAATTCTACCAAAATGCATTTCCTTCAAGTGCATCACCTTGCTCTTAACATCATCGATATTAATTTCGCCATCTGATACTAGCACTTTCGCAGCTACCATTGGCGACAGTTCGCCATCCTCTATAATTTGGACCGGTATATAAGCCGATTTGCATTTATCATCACCCATCAAGTCAATATCATCCATGACTATTATGTTGCTAAATTCTTCTTTTAATGCTAATTTAATATCATTACTGTAATCTGGAATGGATCGCAACTTCTCTTTTTCTTCAAAAAATAGCAGCGATTTCTCAAAAATCACATTAGCATCGTATACTAGTTTTCTGGATGTTATATTATCTTTAGCCTCTACTAATTCGCTACTACATCCATTACGTGTTACAGTAACGTCACATTCGGCAACCGTACCGGCAACATTGACATAAGCGCGTATGTCGGTACTTCTAGTATTTCTTATAGTATTCCATACCAACACATCACCACCAACACTGAGTTCAAGGGGTGGACCATGCAATTCATGTTCGGCTAGATATTTAATTATATCATCTTTTGATATAAACCCATTAACATCGCCAGCAACTTTGTACTTGTCGCCAACCGATATTGGGTGAATATTTAGCTCTTTATCCTGATTGCTATATCTTATCATGTTTACCAGTCTTCATCGTCTATATTATATTTTCTCGTTGAACCACCCGGATTCCCTATCCAAGTCTTTTCTGTATTGGTTGGTGAATCGGTGAATTCTGACTGGCATTGCCTTAATTTTTTAAGATAAGACACTATTTTCATTCTCGATAAATTTGTTGATTCCTGTATTTTGGAAACTAAACCGTTTGAAGCTGATTCGAGGCCATGTTCTGCGATATTGGCTATCGAACTTAATATCTGCAATTCTTCATCATCAAAATTGGAAAAGGATTTGGCTTCCTCTAGAAATCTTGAAAGCTTCTTACCCTCGCCTATTGGTCTATATTTCAAGTATCCACTATAATTATTATAGTTCTTCTTATCTCTGGTTTCTTTTTTAATGTAGGCTAAAACGACGGTTTTTACAACTTGCGACCACATATTAAAAGCTTTGGTATTATCATATCTTCTTGACACTATGCTATTAACGTTTAGCGCCATCAAACATCCGTCTTTAAATGTTATTTCATTACCACCAAAATCATAAATATTATCTCTTGTCAATCTTATTGTGATATATTCGTTATTCCTATTAACAACACACCCTCTTATTTTGTATTTTCTTTTTTTATCGCTGACCATACAGGCCAATGTAAATATTTCGGAGTAATCGAACTTATATAATGTTTTCTCTATTTGAACCCAAGCCACTTGGAAAAGATCGTGAAACGATGATTCACCGCCACCATACGTGTGATCTAGGCCGTGAGTTCTAATGACTTGTCTTATTAATTCACCAGCGTGACTCATTATCTCATTACGCAAGGTGATATGTACACACCCATTCAATACATATTCACGCAATAAAGATTCAACAAGCGGATTGTCGAAATACATGTTCCGCTTTTTCTTTATTGGCTTAAGTTTTGTCGGTTTTGGTGTGCTTAATTTAGCCATCAAAAATATTTACTACTGGTGACATACACTTTTGTAGTAATTATTTTTGATTAATAATTAACTCCGTGGCATACTTAATATAGTCGCTAATTACGTTAATGTAATTAGGATTGGCCATAGACACAATTTTCGGCTTGACATCAACCTCTAAATTGGTATGTACAGAAATCTTTATCTCTAAATTTCCAACCAGCCTTTGTGGTGGAGATTGGAAGGGCACGAAAAAACTGGTTTTTGGCTGATCGTCGTGCAATCCTTCTATATCAAATACTAAATTTTCATTTTCAATATACCTAATCAAGAAATAATATTCAGTCACCCGCATAGAACATATACCGGGCGAATGATCTATTCCTAATTTATCGATTATTAGATCAGCAAATCTGGCTGAAAAATGAAACTTATTTGCAAGGGCGTGATATTTATTATATAGGTGATTGTGCATTACTTCTTTGATTTCGGCCTAACCCAATTTCGCTTAATTAAATCCGCACCACTTATGTTTGCGTTGCTGAATATAACAGTAGAGTCGTACCCCATTTCGACTATTTTTTTCAATCTCTCTCTTGAATGTCTATAAAGATAACGATTGCAATACCATATAAAATCGAACACTCTAGCGCTGCCCTTTTTATTTTGGCGAACTGCTCTACCTATACGTTGTTCAAAATCAGACCCTAGTTTACCATCATAAGCCAATATTAAATTTTCACACCCACCATCTAAGTCTAATCCGCGTTTCAGAATTTTAGACCCTATCAGCACCTTTATTTCACGGTTTTCAAACGCTTTTAATGCCGCATTCCTCTGTTTCAATGGTGTTTTGCCAAATATGAACTTAGATCCGGGTATGAATTCTTCTAAAATCCTACCATGGTATTCACGATCAACTAAAATTAAAGTGCCATCATCGGGAAATGCCTCACATATCTTTCTAATCTGTTTATGAAAATTACCATTATCAATCATCCATTCTTCAATAGCTGAATTATTAGTTGAAGAATCATGCTTATCGCCATCTTCTTCCATTGCCACCATGTAGTAATGAACAGGAATAATCCTGCCGATTTTTTCCATCTCTGTTCGATCCGACTTACTTATTACAGACCCAAACAACTCCCTAATGTAGAGATTTTCAACCGGCCTATCCTTATCGAATGGTGTACCAGAGAACCCGTAAATATATCTAGCTTTAGAATGCTTTCGAAACAACTCGCGATACTGCTTAGAAGAAGCTCTGTCGCATTCATCAACCATGACCATATGACATTTTGATACAAGTTTTTGCAATAACTCAGCATTTTCTCTACGGGTTTGCCAAGCTTTATCAGTTCCCTTCTTTTTTAATTCCTTAAATCTCTCATCTTCTGTCGGTGATCTAAGAGATTGAATCGACCCAACGATAACCAATTGGTCATTTTCAGGTCTTTTACCAGCAAAAAATTCACCAACTTTATTGACGACCTCTCTTAATTCCAATCGTTCTTTAATCTGTTGTGCGATGATAACTTCTTCAACAATAATAGCAGTGGGACAACCGGGGTAGGCTTTTATTATGCCAGCCATGATTTCTGTTTTACCCGCACCTGTCACATGCCAATGGATACCACGTTCGTTAGCCATACACGCTTTTATTGCGCGCATTTGATGATCACCCAAAGTAATATTGGGCAACATATCCGCTCTTATTATTGTTTCTGCTGGCCCAAATTTTGGTGCGGAGCGAGAATCAACAACATCCAGTGGAATACCATTTTCTTCACAGACTTCTTTTAATTCATTAAGAAACGAGTAATTCAATCTTTTTGTTCTAACAAAATATCTAATATGTCGGCCATCCCAAGCTTGATCCTCAACGCTTGTGATATACGAAGTCTTTGGATCAACCGCACTAAAGTGGTTAACCAAAACCTCATCTATATCATCGGTGATGAGTTCTAAGTGGATAAAGCCAGTGTCTTTAATGTTAGCTATCATCTAACGTATTAGATACTAATAGGGCCGGGATTAATCCCGGCCCTATTATCTAGCTGCACTTAGACCAATCACAATTTCGACACTTCTTACAGCCGTCTTCGTAAACTATATTAGGTGCATCGCAGCAGCCCTCATGCATCTTAGCGTTCTTCACGTAATTGCTGAGAACTCTGGCGGTCCATCTGATTGGGTGTGTGATATCCGCACTCTTCATTAACGTTTCTACAACCACTTCCAAATCAATCCCGCTTCTGATGGATAGATTTGTTAACAGCCTCACCGCCATACCTTCATCTTGAGTAAATGATTCACGAATTGGAATAATGGCGTCGTGCACTTGTCCCATCGTTGTTTTAATAGGATAGACTAGTGCATACGCTCTAGATCCAAGTCTGCGTATTTTGAGATCTTTAGCATTCGTCGGTACTGGCAAGTCATCTTTATTACCAACAAAAATCTCATGAACTACATTGTCAACATGGCCAACCAACACCAAACCAGAACCATTGACTCTATGGACATTGCAATCTATATCTGTCGGGCGCTCTTTTATTACTTTCTTCTCTTGTTTCGCAGAACTGGTCAGCACACCGTGTCTAGACCCATCAATGTAAACCGTAACGCCTTTCAGACCTAATTCCGCCGCCTTGATGTAGAATTTTTCAACTTCTTCTTTCGATGTGCCACTGGGGAAATTGCATGTTTGGCTAATACCATGATCAATATATTGCTGTATAATGCTAACAACATTAAGCCTATCTCTAGCATCAAGAGTTTGAGCAGTAACTTTCCACTGTGGCGGCAAACCACCAATTTTCTTATTAATGACATCCATCGCTGATTTTGGATTCTTAGCTACGCTATTATCGATAACAGCTTGTCTAATTTCCTCTTTATCAAAGCCATTTTCCTCAGCCCACGCCAATAGCTCATGATGAATCACAGCGTAGTGAATGTATCTATCACCATTGTTGATTGAATGATGTGCAACGTGGTCTTCACCGAGAAGTTTACGCTTTCTGATGTAAGCGTAATCATAAACAGGTTCTATTCCGGAACTAGTTTGTGACAACAGCGAAACGGTCCCAGTTGGTGCACAAGTCAGCAGCGATATATTACGTCTTCCATACTTGCTCATAGCACGTACTAACGGATCTGGAAGCCTCTTGATAAATGCGCAGTTCTTTTCTTTCTCAAAGTCAAAAACAGGAAATGCTCCTCTGTCTTTCGCCATATCAACAGACTTGCTATATGCAGTGTCTCTAAACAAGCGATAAGTACTATCAACAACCTTGAGCGACATTGCACTACCATACTCAAGACCTAATGCCGATAAACAATCAGCAAGCCCATGCGTGCCAAGCCCGGTTCTTCTACCCTTCACAGCAGCGTCTTTAATTTTATTCCACAGATTTTTCTGTACACTATATGGAAGCTTAGCTTCGTCTTCATCTTTTTCAATATTAGCAAGAATCTTATCTATAATTTCAATTTCCAATTCCACCAAATTGTCTTCCATCTGCATAGCTATTTCAACATACTTGATAAATTCTTTAGTAGTAAATTTGGCGGAATCTTTATGCTTATTGGTGACAAACCCAAGAAGATTTATCGAAATGAGTCTGCAACTATCATAGGCACTAAGGCCAATCTCAGAACATGGATTAGTGGTGAGAGTTGTGAATCCTTCTTCTTTATAGCAATGCGCTGGTAAATTTTCACAGTAGTTGTCCCACATTAACAATCCGGGCTCGCCATTACCCCAAGCCTGTTGTACGATTTCATCCCATATTTCACGAGCCTTCACTGTCTTTGTGATCTTTGGGGTACTAGTATTAACCGGCCATTGCAAATCCCAATCTCTATCTTCCTTAACAGCAGCAATTAAATCATTAGACACACGAATAGAGACATTAGCACCAGTGACCTTCTTTAGATCACTTTTCATCTTAGTAAACGCAATAATATCAGGATGTCTATCGCTAATGGTAAGCATTAGCGCGCCTTGACGGCCTTGCTGACCAATATACCTACCAAAGTATGAAATAGCATCACAGATCGATGGTACGCCTTCTGAAATTTCGGCTGCATTGTTTACTGTAGTATACATTGGTCTATAAACACTGACATCAATACCAACACCACCCCTGCGTTTCATGATTTCCGCAGCTTCATTGATGACCATAAACAAGCCACCAATAGAATCACCAAACGATTCAGCGTCAATAACAAAGCAATTCGATGCACTCACGTTTTTAAAATCATTACCAATCGCCATCATTGGCGATCCCTGAGGCACGACTTTATTAAAATCCTTCAACGCGTTAAAATATTCATCTTCTGAATAAATACAAGCATCATTGTTCAATGCTTTGAATTTATTATCAATTCTGTGGAATTCAGAAGCTAATCTTCGATGCATGTCGTCTGGATTCTTTTCCAGAAAATTTCCATCTTTATCCCTTAATGCATATTTCTTTCTAAATGAATCTGCGGCAAGTTGGTCACCCTTAAAGTAGGCTAGAGAGGAAGAATTAACGTCGTCTGTTGAAAACATCTCAACTCCATTAGTTGTAATTTTATCAGTTTCGTCTTCTATTTTTAGCACCCGATTATAATAACAGTTAATTCCTATAGATAGCAGTCATCACCGAGTACTTTCTTTATTTGATTTGTTTTTTCAATATCTAGTTTGGCCAATTGCTGGACAGCGAATAGTTTATCAATTGGAGGTAATTCACTAAGCGATTCAGCATCTAATTGATTAATTGCGATGCGACTGCTCTTAGATACTGAAAGAAATGGTAGTGATAAAGTGTTAGACATGTATAGACTTACAATTCTTGGATATGCGCCGATTCTGTCTTTACCCAAGAAGTATTCAATTCTGGCATCGCTATTCATATTTATAACTACTTTATTCGATTTAACTATGCTTTCTAAATCACGGTCATGCTTTTCAATAGATTCTTGTTCTTGACTTTCGAGTGATTTTAAAACAATGTCGTATATGTGATTGTGCTGCAAAATAGCAGCACCCTTATGTAAAATCTTTTTCTGCTTTGCGTATTTAAGAATTGAAAACATTGCCATACGACCCAATGTGTCGTCTAGATCGTTGCTTTCAATAAAGTCCAAAAATTTCTTAAACCATATATATTGGTAAGTTTTGTGAAAATTTTTAGATGGATCTTTAATTTTTCTATTAGCAATTTTCATCATGGCATCACGATACCAAGTAAATACTAATAGAACTTTTTCTTCTGTAATCATAGAGGATTAACATACATGAATGAGAACAATCAAACTCTTAAAAACAACGATAATAACATCGTGATTGATGAATTGTCTGAACTACTTTTGAAACACGGAATAAACGACTTTGTAATATGCTATAAAATCATAAATGATGATTCCGAAGGCAAAGTGGTATATTTCCCATCAACTATAGACGAATATAAAGCGGCACAGATGTTGGCGCACGCTAAAAACGAGCTATCTAATATTATTGCAGACAAGATATCTTAAATTCGTTGCTGCGATGGTGGCTCTAAGTAATATGTTATCTTTAACGATCCAACAGTTATTAGTTCACCAAATCCTATCTTGCTCTTATCTGTTGTCGTTGCAACATTAGCCTCTAAAACATTATCAGTTGGTTCATAAATATCAACATATTGAACACCATCAATATCTTGTACTAATTCGTACAAATTACTTATTTTAATGCCAACACCCATATCAAGATTGTCAGTATCAAAAAACGATTCAACAGCGGCATCAACTGCCGATTTTACAGTCGGTGGATCAACACTTTTCGAAATAGACACAACCATATCGATATTGATTGGTTTAATATTTCCATCCATTACTACGACTTCATCTGTAAACACATTTATATCAGACAAAGCGTTAGCTAAACCAGTTTTCAATCCAAGACTTGGCTTTACGGGCTCACCACTGGCTCCAATAGCCAGTACGTACAATTCGATTCTGTTAATATTAATCGACGTTTTAACAGCAGCAGATGCCTTCAACACAGCGCCATACACCGGGTGCTTAAATCCCTGTGCGAATACTGCATAATCTTCGCCGCTTATGATGGAATTATGAGTGGCGGCAACCTTTGGCGCTCTACGCTTAGCTGATTTTAAACTCTCTTCGTCTGTACCACCTTGCGATGGCTCTAAATTCCTAAATCTAACTTGAACAGGTGCAGTTAGTGGTGGTTGTGGCGTAAGAAGCTTTGTTGAATTTATTAAATTACTTACAATCCTACCATTAACACCGCCACCAGTTCTATACCTGATGGTTATCTTTTGGCCTTCCGTTGGTGCTCTACCAAATTCGCCATTACCAAAGACAATAACCATCTTGCCTTCTTCAAATCTAGCTTCGAATACTTTAGCTCCCGGATCTGATCTTTCAATTACTTCGACTCTTGCCCATCTTTCCAAAGGGCCATTACCAGTACTAAGTTCTACAAACACTGGAGATGAAAGAATATTATCATCAACTACCACAACCTTCTGATCAACGTCCCCACCAGAAACAGCAGTGAACGGGGTGGCAAATCTTCCTTCAATCCCATACGCTACAGTACCAGCTTTACTAGCAGGAATGATTATATTACTGTCAAAATCGCCCGGAGTTTTATATATCTCATAAAACAAACTCCCACCGTCAGCAGCCCTACCAGATAATTCAAACGTCGTACCAGCCGAGATAATTAAATCAGTCTTTATGGGAGAATTCAAAGAGCACATTATGTTAGCAATCGCTGGCGTCGCACTTTGAATTGCCTCGCCAATAAGTTCTAAATGCTGGGAAACAGCATCTCTCGTCAGTGCTGTTGGTAAAAATGATTCGTTAGCTAGATTATCTGCTCTGAACGATAACAACTCTGTTAGATAAGATAAAACTTCAGAAATAACAATAAAGCCGTTGTCAGAAACGAAATCGTTAAATTTATCTGGATGGTATGTTTTTGTATATTCAATAATCGCTCTTAAAGCGGTATCGAATTCAAGAGCAGTAAAATCTATTTTGCGTAATGAAGATAATGGTAAATCCAGACCGAATTCTTCCGGATTGTTTGGTAAATCGAATACCGTTTCGCTAGCCATTTATTTCCCTAACTTCTTCACTAACACCACCAAACGGAACAGCTAATTCTACTAGTAAACTTCTATCTTTACTGCCATTTATGGTAACAGTCAATTTAATCACAATTTCATTTCTATCGGTATTATCAACAATATCAAGGGTCTTAACGGTCACTCTAGTTTCAAATCTTTCAATAGCAATTGTTATTTCAGCTTTTAATTCTAGCATTGCCTCAGGAGTGGTGTTTTCAAAAACAAATTTTCTTATAGGCGTGCCAAATGTCGGACGAAAAACCCTTTCACCCGGACTAGTAAGCAATAACTGAACAAGATCGTTCTTTATTAAACGATCATCGATTTGCGTATCCATGAATCTGTTTCTACGCAAAAATGGCGGATTTAGTCCTATCCATTCAGCCATTATCTAACCAACCTACTGATTCTCAGAATTTCAGTATATTTATCATTTACTAATTGTGTAGCAGTTTTGTTTAATTCGAATAATTGATCTTTTTCTGTAGTTAAAGCATCCAATCTATCTTCTAACGTATCAAGGACAGAATCAACAAACGCATCATTACTCAGTAACTTAACAGCTTCTATTGAGGCGTTAACTTCATTGATTTGTTTTTGATTTGTTGATATTCTATTATCCAAACTCTCTAAATCAGATTTGAGCGTTGAATATTCACCCCTAAGCACATCTAGAAGTTCAGCAGTCTTAATATTTAGTTGGTCAATCTGATCACTAGTTAGCCCAGTCGATGCGAGATCGAATCTATTATTTCCGTGCTGTAGATCAACGTCTGGCGCAGATTGAGGTCTTGAAATTGCAAGTTCAATCTCACCACTATCAACTACTTGACCAACCTCAAAAAGGATTGACCCATCGCTAGCAGAGGCAGCACTAGCCGTAGTAACTGAATACATCAAATCACCACGTAACTGTCTGCTTTGGGTTTTAGTAAAATCCTTACTAGGCAATTTGCGCAATTGCGCAACTAAAGGAAATTGTTGAATCTGAGTGTTTGGACGTAGTGGATCATCAGTGGATATGACCCACGTCACAGATCCAGCCTGTGAGGGCTTTGATGGAATCTGTCTTGAATATAAGCCGGTAGGAAACCTAATGATCATATATTATTTTAGCCTTCAACCTCAAGTGATAAATGTGACACCGGAGGTGGCGTGCCAGAAACCACTGTGGTTAATGGTTCTTGCGTTTGATAATTATCAACTTTACCTACTTCTGCGTCATCTGGTTTCACATCATCTTTGGTGATTGGAACAGGTGTTGGATTGGCAGCAATGGAACTGACCGGATCTTCCGTTTGAGCACCACTTCCGGCCATAGCTCCCGGAAGTTTTGCTTTAACTTCCCTACCTCTTAAATCGCCATTAGTTCCAAAGTAGCCATTAGCCAATTGTGCCGTAGTTCCACTAGCCTCAAAATTAATCTCTGTTTGAGCCTTAAAGCTTATCTTGTTCGACTTGAAATTCAATTCCTGTTCAGAAATAACCTCAATTTTACCAGCACAATATATTTGGATCACACCTTCTTCACTATTTTGAATAAGGATTTTATTAGTTCCATCATCCAAAATAACACTCATATTCTTTTCATCTTTAGATCTAAGTGATACCCTAGAATCGTTCGATGACAAATGTAATCCACGATTATCAACGTCTCTTACATCAACCCATTTTTCATTATCTCTTACTTCAATTCCCTGTTGCTTTGGGGATTTAAGTCTTATGTATTTATCCTTTTCATGCAATAACAAATGGAATGATGACTCTTGAGCAAACTTCTTCAACATGCCAGATGCGGTTGAAAATTCGTTATCTCCCAAACCAGCCCACGGTCTTGATATATGATGTGGTAAATCAGTCGTGATAAGTACAAAACCGTCCTTATCATTAATTTCTATTAGTTTGCTATTTGGTGAATACATTTTCATAGAATTCAATTCATCTTTTTCATTGAATTCTACGCCAAAGCCTCTGTTATCTCTTCTTCCTTTTACTAAAAACCCATTTCCTCTTGGAGTTTCTTCTATATCCGCATCAGTTTTACTAGATCCACGGTCATCTAGTACTAATTTGAAACCATATCTAGTTGCAAGACGAATACACCTCTTATCATCAGATGGAAATTCACTTTCTCTATCAATATCATCCACTTCATCTATTGCATTTCTTGAAACAAACGTATCATCCTGATCGAAACCAACGTCGATACATTCAATTAACATTCCTGCTTTTGTTCGAAGCTTTAACCAGCGTTGATCTTCGCCGCCTTCCGATAATGTAACGCTATCATCAGTGTACTCTGGCCTAGATTTAGTCCAACCAACATCTCTAAGCTCGATTTTATGACCATATCTAGTAGCTAACTCAATTCTTCGCTGATCCTTGCCTGTGGGTTTATTTTCATGGTTTACTTTTTGTAAATATGTAGATCTTTTTGCCTCAAAATCGAAATCTTCTTCCGCATTGCCAGTAAATTCAGCCTGCCAATCATATCCAACATCACTGATAATAATTCTGTTACCGTATTTTGATTGTAATATTATATTCTTAAGATCAGGATTATTCTTAATTGGTTTTGCTTCTGGCGATTCAAATGGAGTACCGGCCAAAACATCATTGCCAGCATCGGTAGCAGTTAAATCGTGAGTGTTTGGAAAAAATCCAACATCATCAAGAATAAGCATGTGCCCATATCTAGTCTTGATACCGTGAGATAGCGGCCTACCATCTTTCGGTAAGTAATCTTTATTGTAATCTGGTGGATTTGGTGGCTCTTCTATGCCACCATCAGAATTTTGATAGGCAGGTGATTGGGTATAGACAGAATCAACTACATAAGAACGAACGCGAGTTGGATCTGCCGCACCAACAATGACCGGGGCGTAAGGATGTCCACGCTCCCAAGAAACAAAAATTATATCATCAATAGCAAAGCTATTCCAAGATCCAGAACCGGTACCGCCAAGCGGCTGCATTTGCAATGCCCAAGGCAGCATATCAGTCGATAAATCTTCGTCGTGAATGTCTGGGCAACGGAATTTGACCCTATGCATATTCAATGGGTCATTAGTTTCTACTACCACTGCCCTTAGGATTGGCTGAATACGGTTATTACTTAACCGTTTTTTCCTTGTTTCTTGGAAACGGTTTCTTACTAGATCAAGACTGTCACCGAATGGAGTAGGCATTAAATATTGGCAATCACTATGGTTCTTTTCGGAGCGTAGATTATGCTACCGGCTTTTGGCCAATTCATTGGGTCTAGTGGCTTATTTACAGCTAGCAATATCCACATTAAGTTAGAAAAATTATATAATTCAAAAGAAATCTTGTCCGGTCTACCTTCCGTTTCACTATCAACTTTATATACCTGAAAATCAATCGACTTCAAATTTTTAATCCAATTTGGCGCAGTCCATAGGCCAACAGTATCGTTCCCATCAATATTAATGATTGGAGTGTGAAAATATCTAGAGTTTGTGGTTAATCTAGCCATTAGAACCACTTACTTTTAGGACTACCAAGTAAATTAGAAGCTTGGATTTGTGACCCATCACCCGGTTTAGGATTTAATTGCGCAGTAGTTATCAACTTCATATCAATACTAACTTGATGTTTCAAATGACAAACTGTTGCGCCACTCCCGGTACCAACCAATGGGCCAGAAGGAGTCACATTAACTGAAATTCCTCTCCACGTACCACCGCTTGGCGAATATTCATACAGTTTCAAGTTGATGATTGGGAATTTGTCCTGAGCCTCTGCCATCGATATGTAGAAATAAGCTTTTGCTTGACGTATTTCTTCCATTACTCTAGTTACTGTCCAAGGATCACCATCTACTATATATTCCCATTGAACAGTTATCAGTCTAGCGTCAGAGCCCTTATAAACCGGAAATGGTTCGAAAGTTCCTTGATAAATTTCGTCCCACGATGCTGTTTTCCCATCTTTCATCACACGTGGTGGGAATTGAAACTTAATTTCCCTCTCACCACCATCAACGGCTGGGCCTACGAGGCTCATCTTGACATTTCGCAGTATATTGCTATCCCACTCCGCGTATTCTTGTTTAGCCATAGGTTATTTTTGATTATATTTCTTTGCGAGCCAGCGCATCCCAATCAATGCGGGCCAAATAAAGTTCAGTCTGCCAATCGTCAGTAGTTACTATATGTCTAAACCCGTACAGCAACCATCTACCAGACAGGAAATACGGATTGCCATCAATGCCAATCCACGACAGATTAACGGTAGATGCTCCAAGCAACGTACTATCGCCAATAACGTGCCACCCAGATACATTAACTTTAATCCGCATAACGGAGTTTAACATTCCTAAAAACAATCCACGTGCTCTTCCATCTATCCAATCTTCATAGTCCACGCCCATTTCCCCACCATTCAACTCTGGAACTGGCGGGACGGTTGTTGACTGACTTAAACGTGGTTTTTCCGATTCCGGCTTTTTAAATGCTCTTTCCTGACTAAGACCAGACGGCTTAACCTTATTCGCAGTAGTGCTATCATCGACAACAGCTTTACTAATCTTATTCGGATCAATATACTTCCCATTTACAGCACTAAGCCCAGATGTTGTTAACTTAGATTGCAAAATTCCTATATGGTTATCAGATAGTAACTCCACAAAATTTATATCATTACCACCATCGGCACCTGCAGTGTTGATATCGATAGGTCCGTGTCCAAACCCATTGCCGGGATCGCTATAATCAAAGTTTGGAAGATCTGACCACTCTTTAATTACTAATTTAGGTTGCGCAACCTTACGATCATTGGCTTCAACTATCGTTTCACCACTTGCAATCACCCAATTCGTTTTATTTTTAGTTAAACTAGATGACCATTCAAGAAGCGAATTTATGAAAGTACGGGGATCTTGCCGCATCTGATACCAAATGCCATCCTTATTATCCTTAGTCTCAGATACCTCTACTACAATTTTGGGTTTAGGATCTTGTTTCGTATGCTGAAAGGCTATTTTGCTGTATTTTTCTACAACCTGTTTTAAGACACTGGAAATATTGCCCTTATAGGCTCCGCCAAAAGAATCACCGTGGCTTAAAACAAAGGAAGGTGGGTCGATAGCCATAAAATTTAGCTCTCCACTACTCGATTCACCGAGTGCGGATAAGTTGGTAATATATGCGGTGATTTTAGGAGTGCTTAGGTCGGCTTTATCGCTTGCCCAACTTATGCTAAATGTTATCGGAACTGGATTAAAGCGGGCTTCTGACAAATAATCATTAACTGCTATTTGTCTTAATCTTTCATAATAATTATCTGTTACCGTAGCTTCAACACTATACCCGGAATTAATAAATGAAGACCAAACCAATTGAACAAGGCCATCACCTATATCAACTTTATTGTCTCCTGCCCCTATCTGTAGGCGCAGGAGGGGTCCTAGTCCTCTTGGAATCGTCAAGTGGCGCTACCTCATATTCTTTCACAATTTCAATATTATCTTTGTTTATGGTTTTATATGACAAATTGTATGCTCTTGGCATTACCTTTCTGAGCCATATTTCTCTTTTAATCACATCCATTCTGTCTAACTTATTTACGTTCATTCTTATCAAGTTAGATTCATCTTTCGAAAGACTTTTGGTTTCTAATATATGAATTTTACTATACACTTGTCCTATTAAAAGGCCAAGTATATATTTCCTCTTCGCACGCTTTTTTCTACGTTTATCTTTTGGATTATAATTTTCGTATCGTACCCAAACTAACTTCATACCATAGATTTGATATGCGAAATAATAGTCGGCTCGTGTTTGCATTCCAATGTGCCGTAGTCAATCGAATGCCATATATCAAATATCAGTAAATATTTTTTAACATATTCTTCTAACCCATCAGCATGGTTCGATAGATCGCTTTTACCGTCACCATCTATATGAAAACTAAACTTTAGCCCATCATGCGTCATATTTACAGTATACCAAATTTTTCTTGGATTTACACCGTCAGACATACGTACGAATATAACACCCTTATAATGCGTCCTAAATTTCAACTTCTCCTTTACCATTTGTTCCAACGTAAAACAAGATATGCCAGTGACATAAAGATCAGTATTGATAATCCTAATCTTGTTGGCATTAAAAATAATCTCAGTGAAATCCATTTTAATTTCCCTCTAAAATTTTCAAGAATTTCATCCTATCTCTAGGCTGCTTTTTAATTGTCAACCGAAGCTTAATTGCCACTTCTTTCGTTAATTTTTTAGCATGTTTATTGATATACAATTTCACACAATCATCTCTCTTTGCATATTCCTGCGGCACAAGATTGGGGAAGAACATGCAAAGAATATGGAAATCATTCCAATCCTTAATATTATTACCGTTCTGATCTTTTATGAGTGGCGGTTGGCAATAATATAATACATCATCGAAAATACCATGCATCAACATTCTGTTTTGGTAAATAGAAGTGGTTCCAGCTTCATCGTTATCTGGGCACAATATCACCCTGATTGGCGAAAAAACTTTTAGTCTCATTATTTGTTTTAAATCTAGAGTGGCACCACCAGAGGCTAACCCACCATCACCAATAGAAATAGCTCCAAATAACGATTCTGTTACGAACAAATCTGATTTATGATCTGCTCTATCCCAACCATATAAGAAACTAGTTTTTAAAACACCAGTACTGGCATCTGGGAACTCAAATCTTTTTGAATCAGTATCCCTAGTTTGCCAATATGCAACTTCGCCATATTCAATATATGGAAATACTACTTTAGAAACGGCATACATCACGCCCCATTTTTTAATCTTTTCTAAAGTTACACATCTTCCAATTAGATAATTAAGAACCATTGTTTCCATCATAGTTCTTTTTTCGCCATCCGGTTTAAATTCCTTAGAACCCGGTGGTAATTCCAAATCACCAACTATTATTTCCTCATCCCCATCTTCCTCAGGTGTCTCTAAATATGAGGTGATATTAGCGTGCTTCGCAGACTTTATGTTCCTAACTGCGGCTCGATAATCGCATTGAAGATAAGCCATAACGAAATTCACGAACGGACCATCGTGATTTTGGTGGTGTGGCCTCCAATCATGAACTAAACCCTTTTTAAGGTTCACATTCATGTGAAATTTTGTATCTGGAGTGCCTGTTTCTAATTCTTGGAATGGATTACAAATCTTAAGTTCTTTAATGCCATCTCTAACATCAAAGTTTGCCCGTACCCAATTTTCTATTTCCTTCGGGCTTATATGCATATCTACTTCCAAAAACAGAATGAAAACTCTCTATCGCGTTGTAATAAGTAACAGTATCAACATCAAAATTTGATATGTCCATAAAATGTCGTAAACGAAGCATGTTGAACATCAGCCTTCCAACACGACCATTATCCGATCTAAAAGGCTGCATACATTCAAATACATTATGGACGTACCAGAAATAGTTGTTGGCGGCTACATCTCCGCTTTGAATAATGCCATCACATAACGTTAATAAGTAATCAAACTTTTTAACGACATCGCCTAAACCAACTGGATCTGGGCATTCATACGCTCTAACTATTTTAGATTCTGTTCTTATTGCCCCTCTATCTTCTCTATTCCTATCAAGCTTATAATGTATTGCTCTAACATCATTAAATGTGATACCATCAGTAATTCTTACGCGTTCGACCATCCAAGCATACGCAGCATACTGACCAGCAACAGATGGATATTTGGCTTCAAATGCTGGTGTTATTCTTTTGGTGGTAGTCAATAACTTGTAAATAACATCAACAGTTTCAGATGGTTTACCATCAATAACATTGTTGTTGTGTATGAATTCAGATAGTAGTCTGAGGCTGTCCATTAAATTTGCCGACCATATCCCCTCGTATCGGAAGCTGAGGAGGTATCTGGCATCGTTCCCGATTTGTTTAACTGCGATAATTGTGTACTGACTTGTGTTTCATTTTCCAAGTCGTCTGTTTCGTCTTCTCTCCCATCAAAGTAATCTTCTAATCTCCTGCCCTTTTCGGAAGTTTTTCTTTTTATAGCGTCTCTATGTAGCTCTTCTAGTCTCATTTTACCGCCGATGACATATTCGCAAACGCCGTGGCAATGAATCTTTTCACTTCTTCTGCCGAAACTAAGTCCATCTGCTTGACGGCCTCTGGGAGATATTTCTCAAATAATCCCGGTACGTCAGATATTTTAACGTATTCTTGCTCAAATTCCTTCGGTTCCTGATGATCAGACAATTCAGCAGTGGTTTCTTCTAAAACCACCTTACTGATTGGGGCCAAAATTCTAATGGCCCACGATGATCCAACTTTATTCTCAATCATTACCACATATTGTTTTTTCTTGCATTCAATCATAACTCTTTCAATATCATACGTAAGCATTCTACCATTATCAAAATGTAAAAATGGGATTGATTCAGACAATTCGTGGTGAAGGTTCTCTGACACCAACGGTACGTACATCACTTCATCTAACGCATCGAGCATGTATCCAATAACATTCGCGGCACCGGAATCAACAATCCATTCATTCACCGGTACGCCATCTTCTTTTAATGTTATCGACAATCCGTTTTTGTCATATGGTATCATTTTTAGGCCACGCTAAAATGCATCCAAGGGCTTGTTTGTCTAGTGCCATCCGGTAAGTTCATAGTGACACGGGAGCGGTAATTGCCAACCAAAAATGCAGTTGTGTCTAACTTATGCTTGAAGACGAATGGATTGGTTCTGTAACTACCTTGTCTTAGACCACAAATCATTGGCACATTATCGACCAACAACTCACAATTATTTGTTTCTACGGTAATAGTAGCATTCGACATCAATATCGCCGGGATTGACTTATTCTGATCAAAGTCGTACAACGGCAATGGCATAATACCAACTTCAAACCATTTTAGTTCCGGCTTATAAAATTTAGTGGTTAGTTGCTCAAACTTAAATTGTAATGACGTAAGATTGTCTGTGCAGAACCACCCACCATCTCTCAGCCAAAACTGGTTACAACATTTAAACCATAATGTTTCATCATTAATATCGCCACCGGTCCCAAGTGGTTCCGGTAGAAAATACCAGACATCAAAATAAATATCCATATCCAATTCTTGACCAGCCAGCCAAGGTAGGATATATTCGCCACTTTCAATCACGCCATCGCTATCAGCGTCCTGTTGTTGAAGTGGGGAAGGATATGATGGATCGTCGGGATCAACGATAGCTATCTCTTCTACTTTATTTTCTTCTTTTATCGACCCTTTATATATATCAATTCTTCTTATAGCGTATGGGGCCGCTTGCACACCATCCTTGTAAAAGGATGTGTTCAAATAGACTGTAGATCCGATTCTTCCGGTCAATCTTGGACTGGACATAAGCTTTCACTCCTATCTATATTTGAGTATGGCCAATATCGATTGGAGCGGGCCTAGTTCCCCATCGCTTCTTGCGGGCCGCTATTTCGCACGGCGTATGATGTTCTCTTATTATGTTTCGCATTCTCTTGCAACGACTTCAATATACCATCAAGAGCTTTCAATTGTTCAACATCGCCCTTATCAATCAGATCCCCGGCCCACTTATCTCTATAATCAAACGCCGCTTGAAATGCAGCCTCTTCAGAAGTAGCGCTACCGCCCTTCAGATTTCTCAGATTCATCGCATACATCGAGTCGAATTTGTCTGTAACTTTCTGTATAATAGCGGCACTTAATTCAACCTCTTTAACTTTTTCTGGTTCCGCTTTTCCTTCTAATGCTTTATTGGCAGCATCGTTAGCATCGTATATTGTATTGTCGTTTGCAGCCTTCCTCTCCAAATGCTTATCAACCCTATCCCAATTATCACCATTCCGTAAACCACTAGACTTAAGTCCTTCTGCCGCATCGTCAATAGAACTTTTTATACCAGACTTAAATTCGTTTATGGATGGAACTATATTCTGTTTAAATCCGATGCCAGCAGATTTAATAAGTTCTTCATCCTTTTTGGATTGATATGCTTCAATTTCTTTATCTAGGGCATTCTGACGATCTTCCAACATTTTGTTATAGCTAAGATCAATAATGCCCATCTTAGCCTGACGCTTGGTTTCAGTAACAGCGGCATCAATTGAAAGTTGCTTCGCTTTAAATCCAGCCATAGCTTTAATGTCATTACTAAAACCTTTCATGCTTTGCGCAGCAGCGCCGAATTCTTTTTCAATACCACTAACATCTAAGTCACCTAACCCATCGCCTAACCCCAAAAATTTTAGGATTGGACCAAGTGCCCCATGTACAAAACCAACAACTTTCAATATTATTTTACTTATTCCTATAAATATTGGCATCAACTTAATTCCAATTGCCGCCAAAATGCTAAGAACTTGGTCTTTAATTTGGTCCATCATTCTTGTCATATTATTGTTGGACTCTTCTGACATTTTAGCCATATTTTTAGCATATTCATTTCCCTTCTCCATGGTGGCTAACCACTGTTCTCTACCCATCACTTCTTTTGTGCCAAGACTTTTCTGTTTGACTAAGAATTCATCATACATATCGCCAGTCTTAAGCAACATTTGGTACATATTGGCATCAAGATTGTACATATCCATATAAACTTGACCCATTTTCCCCTTCATATGGGCTGGTACGTTAGCGATCTTGGCTTCTATGTCTTCTACTTTATTTATAGCTGCAGCAGCACCCTGAATAGGATCAGCGAACGATTTACCATCTGTCAGCAGAATAAACTGATCGACTTGCTTCGTTAACGCTTCCATGAACTGAGCAGCCGTTTCAACCGGGACACCAGCTTGCTTAGCCGCAGATCCAAAGATTGCCAATGCGCTAGCATAAGCCTTAATCGTCTTATCCGAATGGAATGATTTCATTGTTTGTAATGAATTGTTGAAACCTTCCATTAGACTAGTAACATCCTGCGATGTTAATCCATATTGTTCCATTGCCGCAGTCATAGCGCCCATCGATTCTTTAGCATCACCAATAGACATACCAGCAACATCGAACATACGAGTAAATTTAGCTCCAACCTCAGAAGAAACGCCAGTAACTCGCGTGAAATCAGCAACAAATCCAGACAGGTTATCCATATCCTGTCTAATGACGTTAGAGGTAAATCCGACTTCTGCTAATGCTTTCGTAGCCGCAAGTGCTTCTTCACGTAGAACACCGTGCTTCTGAGCTACAAGTTCAGTATTCATAGCCAGCATCTTAGCGCCGCCAGCAGCCTTGAAGTTAACAGTATGAAATTCTTCCAAAGCCTTACTCGCAAGTTTTGCCATTTCAATCGCTGCTTTTACAATGACAACTGCAACAATGACAGCCGCTACAACAGCGGCAATGGCAATAGCAGCGACGGCAGCGGCAGCGCTGATACCAGCCATTGCAGTGCTCATACCTCGCATACCAGCGGTAGCGGCAGCACCCCCACCGCCTCCACCACCAAACATACCCATAATTCCATTAAGACCGCCACCACCGCCACCAGCAGCTTTACTTGCTCCAGCGGCTGTTTCAGCCCCCGTTGTCGTTCTTTTTATCTTCCCCATTTTTTCAGCGAGCTTAAGAAACTTCTCACCTTTTTCAATCTGCTTCATAGTTCCTTTAACATTATCTCCGTCAGCAACTCTTCGGTGCTTAGCCTGCAATCCCTCTTCCAATCTACGAAGAACTAACATATTTAAATATCTCTTAACTAAATTTATTTCTTTCCCAGCAGCCAAGCTAGATAATTTTAATATTACTTCTTTACCCTTTTTCCACTTACCAACTACATAATCCCAAGCATTACCAAGCCCTAAAATATCAGCAGCGCCCTTTACTACGCCGCCCATCGCTTGTTTGGTTTCATCATATAATACAATACCCATTTGCACAACTTTATTGTGCTCTAGTATGTGCTTTCTTCCTCTCACCAATGCTTCTTCTACAGTGCTGGTTGATCGTAATATTGAGTCGAAGAAACGCTCAGCGCCGAAAGCATCATCCTCAAAATCACCAAAGTCTATACCTTCGATATGTTTTTTAAATTTATCGGCCTTATCTCCAAGCTCTTCTATCGGAACGCCAATGTCCTCAAGACCAGATTTTATTTTGTCGGCATCTACATTAACTGCTTTAAAACTATCGGAAATTGACTCCATATTCTCTGATAGTTTTTTACCAAAATTCATTTCATCCAGGACGCCGGTAAGTTTACTAGCTAATTTAATATTATCCTCAAGAGCCGCTTTGAGATGATCTTGAACCTTGAGTTCAATACTTATTGCA